GGGGCGGTTGATGGTCTGATTGACCTTCAATCGTTCAATGCTGATGGATTTACTCTGGTAGTTGACGATCAGGTCGCTGCCAATTACCGTGTGATGTATCTCGCTCTTGGCGGGGCTGATCTTACGAACGTAGCAACTGGCGTACTCACTGAGCCGGGCGCGACAGGGAACCAAGTCATTACTGGTCTGGGCTTCCGTCCGGATCTAGTCTTGTTCGGATCAGCGGGCGCAACGAGCAACACACCGGTCGCTGGGTCCACCTTGGCGATTGGGGCTGCTGTTTCATCGGCCAAGCAGGGTATCATCATGGGGCTGTCGGAGGACGCTCAAGCGACGAAGGACACCGCGTGCTACAGTCGTAACGATGAGTGCATTGCATTGCCCCTTGTCACAGGTACTCTAGCGATTGACGCTCGTGCAACGTTGGTCTCCCTGGATTCGGACGGGTTTACGATCAATTGGCTGGAGCGCGCGGCCTCCCGCAACGTGTTCTTCATCGCGATCAAAGGCCCCAAAGTCGCGATGGGCGATTACACGATGCCAGGAAACATTGGCGATGGTAATCCAATCATACTCGGTTTCACGCCTAAGGCGGTGCTGCAGTTTACCACTGGAATCTCGATTGCCACTGTTGATACGCTATTCGTTGACGACAACATCGCGATTGGAGCTGCTACAGGCCCGGCGGAGCGTATGTCGATGGCCACTTCGGACCAGAACGGGGTTGCGACATCTGACGTCCAAACGCATGTCGAGCACGATCAATCGTTGATCCGTGTTAGTGGTGGTGGCGCATTGGCGAGCGTCCAGGACGTTGCTTCAATTGAGCAGGATGGGTTTACGCTGGTAGCTGATACACCAACCTCAGGTACAGGCTTTGTCTGGTACGTTGCTCTGGGAGAGCCGTTGCCCCCCGCAGCCTTCGGTCTCAAGAGTCACTTCGGCACTGATCTCGACAGGAGGGGATGGTTTTGAGTTCTGACCTTATCCCTTCAGGCTGGTTCGGCAAGGACTTCATCCCTGCGCCAGCCGGTGCTGTAATCACCGTTACTCTTGGGCAGGCGTCCGAGGTGGACCTGGCCCAGCCTATCGCTGTAGCACCGAAGCATCGGTTGGTCAACCCAGCGCTCGAAACAGACCTGTCCCAGCCGGTCGCTCGGCGCAAGGTGAGGCTCTTTGGGCAGGCGAGCGAGACGGACCTAGCACAGCCGATTACCCGGAGGAAGGCCCGGACGCTAGGGCAAGCACAGGAAGCTGATCTAGCACAGCCTATCACAAGGAGTAAGGCCCGGACGATCGGGCAGGCGTCTGAGGCTGACCTGGCCCAGTTGATTGCTCGGCGGAAAATTATCCTCCTTGGGCAGGCGTCCGAGGTGGACCTGGCCCAGCCTGTTTCATCCCAGAATACCATCACGGTCGTTCTCGGTCTTGCGAGCGAGACTGACATTGCCCAGCAGGTCAAGTGGGCCCCGAAGGCCCGACTGGTCAACCCTGCACTCGAGACAGATCTGGCGCAGGCGATTGCTCATCTCAAGCTTAAGGGTATTGGTCAGGCCTTCGAGCTCGACATCGCCTTCCCACTCCAGACCGAATTTGAGCTCACGAACCCATCGCTCGAGAGGATGTGGATCATCGAGGCCGAGCAGCGTCTGTATCTGATCACAGCTGAGCAGCGCGCTTACTTGATAGAGCCAGAGCAGCGGTTGTTCTACGTCGCGCCTGAGCCGAAGCAACAACCAGTCGAAGCTGAAGAACGTGAACTTACCATCATCCCTGAGGATCGCACGATTGATCTGGATGTCTAATCATGGCTACTTTCTGGAACGTAGAGAAAATCGACAAGCCCTGGGGGAAGTTCGACCCTAAGGCGCAGCTGGACATTCCGTTCAAGTGGACGGACTGGCTCACTGACCTCGGCTTGAATTATGCCTCCCACGTTATCACAGTGGAGCCCCCTCTCCAGCTGGTCGGAAGCAACCAGCTTGGTGGAATCATCACAGCCTTCGTCAAGGTTCTGGATGGGGAATCAGTGAACCTGAACCAGAAGTACTTCATCGAATGCGAGATCACGACTGATGGAACCCCACCTCGCAAAGACAATCGCCGGGTGTATCTCAAGATGGTGGAGCGATAAATGGCCCTGATCGTTGAGAACGGAACTGGAATGGCGACTGCCGAGAGCTATGCCAGTGTGGCCGAAGCGAACGCGTACTTCTCGGCGCGCGCGAACGAGACTTGGGATGACATCGAGGACAAAGAGGCTGCACTCAGGAAGGCAACAGATTACATCGAGCAAGCCTACTATGGGCGCTGGAAGGGTTACCGCAAGACGTCGACTCAGCGGCTATCCTGGCCACGCTATAGCGTCCCCGTGGAAGACGACGCGGCGTGGCTGACCCTGGTCTCGGACTCGATCGTGCCTGAGCGAGTAAAGATGGCGACGATCGAGCTTGCGCTCGGCACTGCCACTGGCGACCTCGCACCTGCTCAGGAGCAAGGCCAGTCAGCTGTCACTGTCGGTCCGATCACCGTGAACTACGACTCATCTTCTCCTCGATCAACGCAGAGGCCCGCTGTGGACATGCTGCTCTCTCCGTTCCTCAAGGGCAGCAGTATCGCTGTAGGGCTGGTGAGGACCTGATGGCTTCATTCAACTACGCGCCTCTTGCTGCCACTGCCGCCAAGATTCTGGCGCAGTATGGTCGCAAGGTTCAGCTGCGCAACAAGACAGAGCCCGTCTACGATCCTGCTACTAGCAACGCCGCACAGGGCTCACCGACTGATGTCGATCGATTCGCGGCAGTGTTCTCTTTTGGTGGAGGAAAGACCCAGGAGCGCGGCAACATGGTCGAGCTGAATGACAAGCGAATGATCATGGACGCTGGCACTGAGCCTCAGTTCGAGGACCAGATCATCGATGGGTCTGACATCTACACAGTCATCAGCTGTGACTCCATCAAGCCTGGTGTTGGGGCGGCTATCATCTACGATCTTCACGTGCGTCATGGCTGAGAAACAATTCTCACTTGACCTCCGAGAGTTCGTCAAGAAGACGAAGGAGAAACAGCATCTCATTGTTCGCAAGGTCCTGTTGGACATTTCGACACGTCTCGTTGAGCGCTCGCCGGTGGGCAACCCGGAACTCTGGGCCGTAAATCGTAATCGCGGACGACGTAAGTCCAGGGCGCCGGCGGGCTACGTCGGCGGGCGCTTTCGGGGCAACTGGCAGATGGCCTACACTGGCAATGAGCCATCTGATCCTATCAACACAGTCGACCCGACGGGCGAGGCGACGATCAACAAGCTCTCGTACGTCATTGGTGACGATCCTGCAGGACATAGCTGGACGATCGTCAACAACCTGCCGTATGCGATTCCTCTCGAGAACGGCTGGTCGAGCCAAGCTCCCGCTGGAATGGTCGGGCTGACTGTGGTTGAGTTCGAGGGCCTCGTGCGCGAAGCGGCCCTGGGGGTAGTCAATGAGTGAAGTGGCTATCCGTCGCGCGATCGAGCAGAGACTCAACAGCATGACGCCCGCTCTCGTTACGGCTTGGGAGAATGCGACGTTCAAGCCTCAGCCCAGCGTGGCGTATCAGCGGGTGCAGATGGTGCCAGCGATTCCGGATAACGTCGCTAACATGACGATGTTCCATCGACTTCAGGGACTCTACCAAGTCCAGCTGATGTACCCTCTTGACAAAGGTCCTGGTGATGCGGAGGGCCGATATGAAGCAATAAAGGCGAGGTTTCCAAAGGGGCTTTCGATCACTCAGGATGGGGTGACAGTCACGATCAGCGGCACGGTGTATCGATCGGGGGCTTCCACCAAAGACGGAGACCGGTGGTCGCTCACTGTTCGTATTCCGTACTATGCCAACATCTCACCATAGGAGCTAGCCATGGCCGTTGCACAAGGCATTCGCAAGATCACCGTAATGAAGCGCCAAGTTGGTCTTGGCACACCCGCGTCTGGTTCTGGTGGACAGATCATGCGCCGCCGCACGTCAGTGTTCCAAGCGCCACGTGACACGTTCGAGTCGGACGAGATCGTCTCACATCATCAGGCAACGGGTATCGCCTATGGCCTGAAGCATGCCACGGGCCGACTTGAAGGCCTGATGTCACCCGGGACCTACTCCCAGTGGATGGAATCCATGCTGGAGAAGAACTTCGTATCGGGTGTAACGGTCGCCGGTGCAAGCATCACGATCGCTGGTACAGGTCCGACCTGGACGGTGACACGTGCTGCAGGTTCGTTCCTGACGGATGGCTTCAAGATCGGAGACGTTGTTCGTCTCAGCGTCGGCGCGCTGAATGCAGCCAACATCAACAAGAACCTCTGGGTCCAAGGCGTCACTGCCCTTGTTCTGACGGTGCGAACGCTGAATTTATCAAACCTCGTTGCGGAAGGGCCAATCGCAACGACTACGGTCACCGCCTTCGGTAAGAAGTCCATTGTTCCTCTAACAGCGCACACGGACCACTACTACACCGTCGAGGAGTGGTTTGCTGATCTGGCTCGCTCCGAGATGTTCCAGGACATGCGTGTGGGCAACATCGCTGTTGGCATCCCCGCGACAGGCAACGCTACGCTCGGTTTCGATCTTGTTGGTCTGAAGAGGACGCCGAGCGGCTCCCAGGTCCTGACGACACCGGCAGCTGAGACCACGACACCCATTCTGTCGTCAGTGAACGGCGTGCTGCTGGTCAACGGTGTTCTTCAATCTGTGGTGACAGCTTTGAACTTCACGATCGCTAACGGCGCCGCCGATATGGGCGCTGTGGTCGGCACGAACCTGTCTCCCGATGTGCAGAAAGGTCGCGTTCGCGTCAGCGGACAGTTCACCGCTCTGTTCGACAGTGCATCACTTCAGACACTCTACGACTCTGAGACGGCGATTGCTCTGCACTCGGTCGTCGCTGCAAGTGCCGATGCCGCTGCGTCGTTCCTGCGTTACAGCCTGGGCAAGATCAAGCTCACGGGCGATACGCCCGACGACGGCGAGAAGGGAATCGTCAGGACGTACCCGTTCACGGCGGAAATCAACGGCGCCGGCGGCGCCGCACTCGCCGATGATCAGACCATCATCAGCATTCAAGACAGCGACGTGCCGTAATGCTTTCAAGACCCTTCCGGCCCAGCCACGACTGCGTGGTTACCCTCTCCCCTCTCCTTGGACCCGTGGGCGGGCTGGTGACCGGAAGGCTTACCATCAGCAGTGCACTAGGAGCTTACCATCACCATGCAAACGGAACCAGTAGACCTCTCAAGGTTCGACGTAGAGTCAGGCGCCGACAAAGGATCCAGGCTGGATCTGGTCGACAAGTTCGGCAAGCCCTCAGGCGAGTGGATCTTTCTCCTCGGGGCTGACAGCCGAGAATACGACACTCGTCTTTCGCAACACAGTCAGAGACGTCTCGATCGACTATCGAAGTCGATGGCAGGGGTCGGCCCCAAGATCGAAGCCAATGAAGGCGTGACAGAGGCTATTGAGAGACTCGTTGTCTGCA